TCCAACATCTTGAATTGTTCTTATCCCATCCCAACCATAAGTAGGAGACCCTTCATCTAATCCCTCACCCATTCCTCCAAAACTGCCTGTTCTTGGTTTATTAACAATAGCTGATACGATAGAATAAACCACATAGGCTATATCTATAATGGTACCCACCGCAACCCAAAATGCACCTAACGTAAAAAATGCTGCTATTGCAGCAAACTTAGGTTCTCGTGTTATAATTATTTCTGTATCTTTTTTAACTTTAGAATTTAAATCAACTTTCTTTCCATTAATAATTGCTTTTATATCTGTAGTTGGATACCCCAATATCTTTACACAATCCAGTATGGTTTTCCCTTCTACTTTATCAAAAGGAATAACTTCAACTTTTCTTCCTTTGTATTTTAATATATTTGGAATATATTTTAATTTAACACTCATATCTATAATATCCTTCTACTCTTTCTTCCCAACCAGCTGTCAATCTTGTAATTACAACTCCTACTTTTGTTCCATGAATAAACTTTCCATTTGATAAATAAACACCAGCATGAAAAGTAACTCCTTTTGAATTGTTAAATAAAACAACATCTAAATATTTAGGTTGCTTTACTGGTTCCCAATTTTCATAATAATTATCTATAAATAAATTCTTATCATGCAAAGACCAATTTCGTTCATAATTTTCTAAATCTAAAACATTTACATCAAAACATTCTTTATAAATGAATAAAATTAATCCCCAACAATCCACCTTACCTTCTTCTCTTCCGTGATGTAGATATTGCCAGCCTAAATATTTACTAACTAATTGTTTTTCGGATAATATCATCTTGTATAAATTGCTCTCGAAGGAATACTGGGAAAAGCCCCATATCTACTTGAATTGTTTAAAACTCTGCATCTACTTAATACTTTTGAACATTCTGTTTCAGCTCCTACATAGCCACATTCAGGTGATTTAAATTTCCAACCGCAAGTATTTCTTGAAAATTTTCTTGCTGGTAATTCAACTTCTAAAACATCAAATTTACTTGTTAAGTTAAATTCAACATTTTGTTGGTCTGCAGTATATGAATCAATATAATAAATATGTTTGATATAAGCATCTGCATCATCTAATAAATCAGCAAATACTTGTTTTATCTCTACTTTTAATCCCCTAAAATCATTTGCTTCTAAATAAGCTTGAATTAATCTTGACACATTACCTAATATTACTTTAATAGTATCAATTTGTCCTTTTGTATTTTCAGAAATAAATTCATGAGAAATTGGAAATTTAGTATATTCTTGACTATCAAATGTTATATTAGTATTATAATTTGTGAAGAATAAATCAGTGCTTCCATCGTAATCATAAATAGTATAAAGATACAGTGGTTGGTTCTCTTGAGCATTCTTAGATTTTACAAAATCAGAATCTAAACTTCTCATAAAACCTCCACTAAAGTAACTTGGCAATTATATGAACCAATATTTTCTCTTTCAAAAACAAATGAATTTTCTTTAAACCTAACTGTATAAGTTACGCTATCTAAAGGTTCTGTAAATTCAAATGAATCATATATCCCTTCTCTAGCTATAAAGTAATCTCTAATTTCTAACATTTCTGCTTTAGTATTAACATTAAAAGAAAGTTCAAATTCTCTTTGACTAGAAGACCTTTTCTTTCTATATTGATTAATCCCATTTTCAAATTCTGTTTTTAAAACATCAAAGTTAACAGTTACTTTATAAGGGAAACCTCTTTCAAATAAATTATAATCATTAGCCATTTTAATTACCTACTATATTTTTTTATTGCCTCTCTAAAATTTGAGTTACTTCTTAATGATTGGGCTAATCCTGTTGAAAGTGTTTCCATATTTCTTGATACATCTCTTGAATCCCAAGCTTGTATTACTACTATTGGTTGAACTATTGTCTCTCCACTTCGTGCATTTTCTTGAGTCGGAACAACTGCTTCTCCTTTATGTAATTGATATAACCCTGTTGAAGGTACAAAATCAGTTCCGGTTGCAAAGCTAGTTGTTGGAGGAACCCAAGCTGAAAGAGAACTAGAAGCAGAACCAGCAGAAGATACAGCTGAAGCTAATCCCGGTGATGAAGATGCAACCCCTCCACCGAAAAGCATCCCTAATCCTGTTTTAATTCCAGTCATTATTTGTAATGCTACCCATTCGGCTGCTAAATTTGCCATCATTTGAAGAACTGCATCACCAAATTCTGCAAATGCTTCTTTTGCGCTTTGCAATTCACCTTTAAATGCTTTGAAAAAGAAATTAGAAAAAGCATTTTGTATATTAGCAGCTGACTGAGTTGCTAGTTTTTCCATAAATTTAAATGACTCACCTGTTTCTTCAGCCACTTTTTTAGTATTTGCAGTTTGTAAAGCATAATAATCTATAATTATCTGACTCATTATTTCATATTCTAAATCAGTCATGTCTGTCTTTTCTTTTAATGCTTTTAATGTAGCATTTTTTTCAAATTCAATTGCTTTAACTCTTTTAGCAACCCCTTCTAATGATTCTAATGTTAATTTTTTTTCCCATTCTCTATATTCAGCTTTCCTTTTAATTTGTTTTATCAAATTTTCTTCAGAAACTTTAAATCCTTCTTCTTGAACTTCAGCTAATGTTTTATTATTTGTAATTGCATTTTTTAATTGACCATTTAATTGTAAAAGACGAATTGTTAAAGAATGTATTTGTTTCTCTTCTTCTTCTGTTGCCCCACCAGCTTGTTTTGTTGCTTCAATCAATTTAAGTAAAGAAATAATTGCAACTGAATTTTGTTTAATTTCTTGCTTTTGGACATCAGTTAACGTATCTGCTCTTTCTCTTAATAACTTATTATTTTGTGCAATAGCTTTGGATAATGCAGTTCCAGTTGAATTAATATAATTTTCTTGAGCTTCTTGTGCGGCTTTATTTGCTTTAGCGGCTTTCCACCAAGCATCAGCTAACTCAATAACTTTATAAACTGCTATTGTTATAACTCCAATTACCCCTAATAATAAAGCATTATGACTCATTAAAAATCCATTTGATATAATTATTTTAGTTGTTAATGCGGCATAAGCCCAACCTAATCTTTCAATTAATAAAATAAGACCTGGAAATGACATTAATAAAAATCCTATTGGGATTAACATTCCTCCTATTGCGGCAGTTACTTTTATTATCCACCCGAATAATTTTTTGTTTTCTTCTGCAAATTTGCTTACTTTCCCGGAAGCATCAATTAAAACTTTGATTAAATCTTTCATAGCTGGAACTAATGCTGTTCCTATTACTACTCTTGAATCAAAAATAGCTGCTTTTAATCTATCCCATTGAAAGGAAAGAGTAGTTGTTGCTTTTTCAAATTTCTTTTGTGTTAAGCCAGCTCTATTTAAAATTGCTGTATGGTCTAATAGTGCTTCATTAACATCACTCAATGCAACCGCCCATCCTAATAATCCTCTAATGTTTGGAGATAATTTGGATAAGTATTCTATTTGTGCCCCATTTAATTTCTGTAAAGTTTTTACAAAATTGTCTCCTCTTAAAGCATTAACATTCCATTCTAATCCCATTTCTTTTGCAGTATCAATTGCTTCATCTTGAACTTTTAAAACTGACCTTAAAATCCCCCTTAATGCAGTTTGTGATTTTTCTGCAGATAAACCACCTTTAGTTAATACAGATATTGCTGTTCCATAATCTTCTATTGTCATTCCTGCTTGTGCTGCCATAGCTGCTGTAGTTCCTATTGAGCCAGCTAATCCTTCAAATGTAATTCTACCTCTTTCTACAACTGAATGCATCCAATCTGCTGCATCCGTAATGCTTTTTATTTCTCCCTTAAAGGTTTTCATTATTGTTAATAAAGCATCAGTTGCAACATCAACAGAAGTAAAACCTCCAACAGCTGCTTTAGCTGCAATTGTCATAAAGTTCATTGCATCGCCTGCAGCTACCTGAGCTGATAAAACATCATAAGTTCCTTTTGTTAATGATTCAGTTGTTTGTCCATATTGAATCGCCATTGCTCTAAGTTCAGTTGAAAATGATGGAAGGAAGTGTTCTGTTGTGGTAGTTAACATTGAATTAACAAAAGCCATTTGCTTTTCAAAATCCATTGCTGCTTTTACTGAAAATGCTAAAGCTGCGGTAATAGCTGCACCTGCTATTAACATATTTCTTCCAGCTGTTTTAAATACAGCGGAGTTAGCTTGTACTGCTGCTGATAAAGAAGTAACTTGACCTTGTGCAGTTCTCATTCCAGCTACAAAGCCAGCCATATTTAATGTTAATAATACTGAAAGATGTCCTAAATTGTCAAGAGCCATTTACTTTTTCACCTTTTTCTTTATTATTTTTTTAATTCTTCCCAAATTGAAATTTCCCATTGGAAGGTTATCCCCTTTAATTACTGGTGTTCCATTATTTTTATTTCGTTCTTCTTGTGCCTTCTTTTCAACTTCAATTGCTTTCAAAAAAATTGCAACGTTTAAATTAAATTCTTGTAATGGTAATTCGAGAATCTCCGACGGGAGTTTATGATATCTGCAACCCATTGCATCAACTATTATAGGTAAATCACCTTTTAAAAAAGGTTTTAGGTTTTTTATTTGCATTATCTAGTTCCAGCTATGGAATTAATTAAAAATGCTTGGTCTTCTAAATTAATTTCACTCCAGAATAGATATTCATCTTTCTTTTCCGGGTCAAACTTGATTAAAATCTTTGGTTGTAAAATTCCCTTTTCTATTATTATTTCTATAAAAGCATTTAAAAATTTATTTGTTTCTTCATCTGCTGATGCTTTTTTTAAATCTTCTGCTTTTTTTTCTGATTGAACAAATTCAATAAAAGGATTAGGTACGTCTTTTAATCCATTTTTTATAAAATCAATCGGCGAAAGTTTTTTAATTTTAAATTTTGCCCCTGATGGAGCAGTTATTTCACATTCTTTAAATACTTTCTTTCTATATTCACTTGCTGTTATTACTTGTTCTTCTTTAGCCATTTTGCTCCTTTTATTTATTTAATTAATACTTTAATTAAAAGATGAATCAAGACATTAATTCTTCTTTTATATCTATTCTTCTAATTCGTCTTCAATATATCCAATCTGTTTGCCGGTAGGCATATCAGTATCTGGAAATAACATAAATGTTACTGGCAGAACTGCTATATTATCTTTCGCTAATACAGTATCTCCTACTTCAGAGATAAATGCTTTGTAGCAATAGAACTTCCTATCAAGACCTTCTGGTGATACCCCATAAAACTCTAAAGTCTTATAAGCCACCGTAGAAGTTGTCCCTAAAGACAATGTCTGAGTTGGGCCTGCTGCACCAACTGCATCAGATACATCCCAAACAACTTTAAGATTAGCAAGAGTTGCCTCTGCTATTTCAGTCTTAACAGTATAAGATTCTCTTACTTTTGATAATCCAACTGGACTTAAATTCTGGTCAATTATCTTTTCAAATACTTCATTAGTCTTTGTAATCGTTACTCCACCTCTTGTAGAACCTACAGAAGTTCCGTCGATTTTGAAATCTCCGATTCCGACTAATACGTTTTTTGCTGTTACTGAAATGTTAATCACCCCCTTTTTTAATTAGATTTTTTAAAACATATTTCTGATTATTTAATTCTGAATCGTGGAAAAATATTGTTTCCCATCCATATCTTCTGAAATATGCACTTCTTTTATTTTCGTATTCTTTTATTGATTTAAAACCTTTTAATTTATAAAAGCTACCATATACTTCTATTGCTATTTTTTTATTATCTGTTCTGATAAAGTCAGGAAATTTTTTCCCAATCATAAAATCAAAGTTACCTACAAATTTATATGGGAGATTATGTAATAAAATTATATCTATTAATTTTTGTTCCAACGAAGATATTTCTCTTCTTGTTCCTACTTTCTTACAATATTCAGGGTCTTCCCATTTTTTACGAGAAATAATACTCTTTTCTTTCTTCATCTTTAGCGCTCTCTTTTCTCCATATAACTCTTCATATGTCTTCCCTCTTAATCTTTTACCCATTTTCTTTAAAGTTTCTTCTGAATAAATACCTGTCTTTCCTTTATTCCAAGTGTCGTTTCCCTTCATTCTTTTACTCATTGCTTTACTAATACCTAAAGAACCTTCTTTTGTCATGTTATGTTTCTTCTGACCGTTAATACTTTGTCCTTCTTTTATCTCTAAAGCCTTTTCTATACCATAAATCTCTTCATATGTCTTTCCTTTAATATGTGATTTCTTTCTACCTTCCTTATAAGCTTTTAACATACCTAATCTTATATTTTCTTTATGTTCTTTTGTTAATAAGTTTTTCATTAGTTTAATTTACTCACTATCAGGTTAAAATATGTCGCTTGTATATAATATTTAATTTCATTCGAATAAAAAACAGGAAGAGACCTTTCGAATTCGCACTTCAAGCTTCTCATTACTCCTGTTTCTTCTAGTTTAAAATTATGGAGTAATGTAATAACTCTCTCTGTTATATCCATTACATTTATGTTATTAACTGCATCTAATGCTTGTATTTGCATATCATATTCTCTTACTTTAGATGTATCTAATCCTTCATCAAATTGGTTTGCTGTTAATTTTCCAAATAAAAGCATTTTGTTAAATCCATATTCTTTTAAGCTTTCAAAAGAACGAATATTTTTATTACTGGATGTGTAAGAAAGTAATGTTTTTAAAGCTGTATCACCAATTAGTTTTGTATTTAATGCTTGTAATATTTCCTTCACAATACCTCTCCAGTAACTTTCTTTTTAACAAAAGCCATTACATCCTTTTTTGATTCTTTCAATGCGGGACGCAAAAATCCCCCATCTGGGGATTTCACTTCTACAGCCATTGCATAAACTACGTCTGTCCCGATTGGAACTGAAAAAGCTGCTGGTCCTATTGGAGTTGGAATCCCTGCTTTAATTGACCTTCTTAGGTTGCCTGTTATAATATGTTTATCGTGTCCATGCATTCCAGTTATGTTTTCTTTAGCTCTTTTCTCAACTATTGTTGCAGCTTGGTATGCTATCTTTGCCCCAGCTGTTGTTGATAAAAGCATTGTATTTATATTAAGTAATAATCTAGGTAAACCTTTTAATTCGCTCATTTTATTTTATTAAGTGTGCACTCCAAATGGTGAATAGAATCTTTATCATATGTCTTATATACTTTCATAACTAAATATTCGTCATCTCCATCTATTACTTTATCATTTTCTAAAATATCGGCATTAGTTCCAATTAACTTAAGTGTCTTTCCTTCAAATCCTCCAATATCTTTTACATTAAAGAATCCAGTTGCTGTGTATATTCTACAAGGATAACTAGTTATACTAGATGCCCAAGAATTGTCCTCTCCACCATAAACATTATCAACTTGAGTTAACCTTTGCACTTCGACATCGTGAGTATATAAGCTAGCAAGCGCCATAATAATTCCTCCATATTAATAAAGAAAATATTATTGTTATTTGTTTTTATTGTTTTTGTAATAAAGTGTGAAGTTTTTTGAGGATTTCGTCAGGAGTAATTGTTTCTATATTACTACAATAAGATTGACGTGATATTGGACAATTGGCATACCACAAGGGAGTGCTATACCAGCAGCCTGAACATCCTTTCTTTCCTTCTATATTGATATTCTCTTTATAACCAAAGTTGTCTTTTGAAGTTGCTCCAAATAAAACAATTGCTTTGGTATTAAATGCTTTTGATATATGATTTAATATTCCTTCTGAACATATAATTAATTCTGCTTTTCTTGATAAACTACATAGTTCTTCAAAGGTTGTTTGCCCTCTTAAATCTAATGTTCCTTCTATTTTTGTTTCTTGCTTTGTTCCTACTTGGATTATCTCTATATTATGGTAATCCTTTCTAATCATCTTTACTAATGCCTTCCAATACCTGCTAGGATAGGCTTTAGTCGCTCTTAAATAGCCGTTTGAGCCGTTTAAAAGGATATATGGGTAATTAACCAGCCTTTCTAATTTATTGTTGTTTATGACGAAATTAAGGCTATAATCTTCTTCTATTAACTTTACACCAGCTGTTTTAGCTGACATCTTTAAAAGGTTACCTTTGAAGGAATTTAGTTTGTTAAAGAAATCCCAGTATGTCTTCTTATCTTCACCTTCTAAAGTTAATTCACCCTTTACCCATGTTCCTACAAGGTATCTATCATCAAAGAATAAATCATATCTCTTTGCTTCTCTAGCAGTTAATTTATTTAAATCATAACCACAATTACCCGTAAAAACTACATTGTTAACCGCAGGGTCTTTCCTACAGAATTCATTTTTATCTCTTACATACAATGTTATTACTGATTCCGGATATTTTCTTTTAATAGCATGGGTTAGAAATAAAAGAGTAAGTGCATCACCTATTCCTCCAACTTTCA